ACAAAAAAAAATCGGCGACCCTGATACATTCTCTCGAATGTCGAAAGGATCTATTAATGGATGGAAAAACAAAGACGGCCGCGAACCACCTATTGGTTATCGATGGGCCGAAAAATACCTTGAGAATATCGCCGATACCGGCGTCACAATACTCGGCGGATGCAAATTTACATTACCCGCCGTCTACTTCAACTGGTTCCCGCAGCAGCTGGACCAGATCAAAGGCAGAGCCACACCAATCAGCCGGACCTTCGAGGTACTCCGAGCAAGAGAAAACAACCAGAACGCAAAAAATAAACTAAAGGGTGAAAAAATATGAAATACGTACTACAACTCGTTAGCCATAAGACTGGCGAACGTTCAAAACACATCACGACGACACAAGACAAACTCGCGAAGGTACTACGCAAATCAGTCAAAGCAAAAGAAGTTCCTGCTGAGGACTTCATACTGATCATTGCATCAGTCGAAGACGATAACCCAGAACAAATGGACCTCATGTCCACCCCAATGCACACAATCGAAAGCTTGCTAAAGGCTAATTATCCAGAAGACTACCCAGGAGTCGAACATTATGTCGGAACGTAAATTTACCCAACCGTCATCAGACCAATCACACTTTGCACAGGTTCCTAGCGCCGACATCGAAAGATCTAAATTCGACAGATCACATGCATGGAAAGGCACAATGGAACAAGCCGGACAACTCATACCGATATACTGGGATGAAGTACTACCCGGCGATACATTCGACCTGAATACAACGGTATTCGCACGACTGGCGACACCTCTCAAGCCCTTCATGGACAACCTCAAAATACAAATGCATCATTTCTTTTGCCCCAACCGTCTCCTTATGGACGACTGGGAACAATTCATGGGCGACGCCCGTCAGGGCGATCCCGACGACGTAAACATTCCTTTGGCGAACGTCATTCTCAATGACAATGCAAACTACAACACATTACCTGACGCACTTGGACTTCCGATAGGCCAGGACTTTGGACAAATTGGCGTACAGGACTTACCGTTCAGGGCATACGACCTTATCCACTACGAGTGGTTCGTTGACCAAAACGTACAACCTAACCAGACGGGCCCGGACACAGGACCCGGGCCCACAGCACGCAACGCAGAGCCGTACAAAATCAGAAACAAAAAGCGGGACTACTTCACTAGCTGTTTACCGTTCGCGCAAAAAGGCGACCCGGTATTAATCCCTCTGGGGGAATCAGCACCCGTCATTACCGATGGCACCAATATTCAATGGGTCATCGATGGCGTAACGACAACACTTGGCCAGGACAATCAGGGCGATATCTCTGGAATTAAAGCCCGGTCATCTGTCGGCGATGCTACATTCGACGACGCACAATTCGGTGCAAATACTGGCCTACTTGCCGATCTATCCTCATCAATCGGCACCTCAATAAACGACCTCCGAACCGCATTCCAAATACAGCGACTACTCGAGCGAGACGCTCGCGGCGGCACCAGGTATATCGAACTGGTACTGAGCCACTTTGGCGTAAGGTCCGCCGACTCAAGAATGCAACGCCCCGAATTTCTCGGCGCCGGAAGCGGATATCTCAACGTTAACCCCATTGCGTCGACGACAACCACGCAAACAGTACCCCAGGCGAATCTCGCCGCAATCGGAACCGGCATCGCTAAGGGCGGTTTCAAACATTCATTCACTGAACATGGGATTGTAATGACACTGCTGTCAATTCAATCGGATCTCACTTACCAACAAGGAATCGAACGCCAATGGTCTCGACTATCCCGGTACGATTACTACTGGCCCGCGCTCGCACATCTCGGCGAACAACCCGTTCTCAATCAGGAACTATTTGTACAAAACGATTTCGCGGAGGGCTTGAAGACCTTCGGCTATCAGGAGAGATATGCCGAATACAGATACAAGCCATCGCGAATAACGGGCACGTTTCGATCCAACCACCCGCAGTCACTCGACGTATGGCACCTCGCTCAGGACTTCGCAACTCCACCCTCGTTAAATGGCGAGTTCATCAACGAAAATCCCCCGATCGACAGAGTCATAGCCGTACCATCGGAGCCGCACTTCATTATCGACTGCTGGCACGACCTCCAATGCACAAGGCCTATGCCGGTTTACTCCGTACCTGGCCTTATTGACCACTTCTAATGGGCATTTGGAGCGCACTTAAAGCAGTCCCGGGAGCCGCTGCCGCCGCAATTGGCGGCGGTCTCGGACTCGCCGGCGACGTCGGAACTGCGGTAGCATCAGCAAAGGAGGCGCAAAAAAACCGTGACTTTCAAGAACGACTTAGCAATACGGCATACCAACGGGCCGCAACGGATCTCGAAGCTGCTGGCCTCAATCGAATCCTTGCTCTCGGATCACCAGCATCAACACCAGGTGGCGCCGTCGCCACCTTCCCAAACTTCGGATCATCAATCACCGGCGGCGCCTCTGCGATCGCCAACACAGCAATGCAAGCCAATGTCGCCGATAAACAGGCGAACAAGCTAGTGACAGAAAACCGCGTACTCACGCAAAAGCAAAAACAGGAAGTCCAGAAAACAGCACTCTGGCGAGAAATCGCACCACTTATAGTCAGGGCAGCGGGTCAATTTAACGACCTGCTCGGTATGCTAACCGACGGTGCAATACCAAAATTACTGGAAAAAGTCGGGAATATCTCAGACGACGCCAGAGCAGGAATCGACATAATTTTGCAAACCTCATTCCCTGACGAATACAAAAAGTCAGGACTTCACAAGCTAATGATCAACGAATACAGCGAAAAGCCATTCCACAAAGGGTCAACTAAATGAATAAGACACTCAAAGATCACTACGACAACGGCACAACACGGCAGCCATATCCATATGAACGCTGCAGAAGTCAACTCACACTCTCAATAGAATCAATAACGGACCAGGCAAGCGCACAAGAAAAAGACGTAAATCTAATTGTCCAAAAATACAAAAGAACCGGCATATTGCCGCCTGTTCTAAACCCCGGCAAATTTGCCGACGTAACCGGACTTCAGGGAGATTTAACCGATGGAATCATCGCAGCGCGCAGCGCAACAGAGATGCTCAAAGAAGAAATCGCACGACGAAACGTCGATAGAGACATCGAAACAGAAGGAACGGAGGATGGCCGCGTCATACCGGAGGCATCTACACAGGATGCTGAACCTCCCGCAGATCCTTCCTAAAATAAACTCAACACCAGCACACCAGGTGCTGGATAAAAACTAAAACTGAGCACTTAAAGCGTGCGGCGCCTGGATAAAGGCGCCGCACCTTCCGTTTGATTCCAAACTAAAAAAAGACAAAACCCCCCCCTTGTCTAACTTCTTCATCGGGGGCGCTTGCGCCCCCAGGGACGCGAAGCGTCCCCCCCGCGCGACATGCCCAGGAAAACGCGAAAAAGCCAAACGATAAAACGAAAGGCGAAAAAACGCGATCCACAAGGCAGAGAGCGCCTAAAAAACAAAAAGAAGAAGTAAAAAACAAAAACTTGCAGAAACAAAAAACTGCACTAATATGTAGTCAACGGTGTCCCGGGTCCGCTAATTACGCTCTGCGTACTGCGACTGTCTACCCGGGGCACCGTTGACACACAAACAAACAGCCGCTAAGCTGCGGCGTTAGGAAAGCCACTCGATGCTTTCCCTCACACTGACACAGTCAGTTAAAGGAGCATTTATGCGACGTCACCGCGCAGGCAAGCCCGGAAAATCCTTCAAACGGACTTCCAAGCAAAACCCTCGAAACCGCCCGCGAATCTCCCGCGGCGGAACTCGACTCTAAACACCCACATTGGCGGGCCCTAACTCCCGCCCTTTTTCATGACATGCTTCAACCCCAGGGAAGCCTGGCTCGAAAAAAACCATGAGATCAACGAACAACTACAAGACGGAATTGTCATTAATCAGAAGCTTCGCTTCTCTGGAAAGGGTGAACCTACACATGAGATACCCTGTAAAAAATGCACCGGCTGTCTGGCCGACGCCTCCAGGGACTGGGGCGTTAGAATCGCCCACGAAGCCCAAACACACCAACAAAATTCCTTCATCACGTTAACCTTCGATGATCAACATTATCCGAAAGACGGTAAGATCTCTGTGGAACACACTCAAAGATTTATCAAACGTCTTCGAAAGCACCTCTCCGGCCACAAAATCAAATATTTCATTACAGGTGAGTATGGCGAACAAACCAAACGGGCTCATTATCATGCTTGTATTTTTGGTACAGACTTCAGGGGTGGTAGCTACCCTCTGGATCATCAGCTGTATGGCAACCCCGTCCTCGACGCAATCTGGGGCAACGGACACGTTGCAATCGGAGAACTCAACACACAATCAGCCCTCTACGTGGCTGGATACGTACAAAAAAAAATCGGCGACCCTGATACATTCTCTCGAATGTCGAAAGGATCTATTAATGGATGGAAAAACAAAGACGGCCGCGAACCACCTATTGGTTA